TTGTCCGTTCGTCACATTACCTTCTCTTAGGAATTCTTGCAGCACGGGCTTGGAGTGGTCCAACACTGAACGTTTATCTTGCTCTAAGAAGATCCAGCGGTTCTTAGCGGTTGAGAAGCGATATAAACGTGCCGGAACGTCCACATTGTCATATGTCATGCGGTGGTAGTCACCTTGTTTTGGACCCGTAGGGAACGCTGTGCCTTCCGTATACGGTGCATTGTTTGGTGGCATTGCATCTTCAACATACAGACCAGTTCTATTTAAGCCCAATTTACCAACATTAAACCCAGATGCTGCAGCTTGTTGTTTTTCTTCATCGGTGAATTCACGAATAGTATTAGATGCTTCAGCGCCACGTTCTGGTACAGCATCTTTTGCAACATTACCAATAGTTTGGTCGACGTCAAAGTAATCTTGGAATAGGGGATGTTGACCATTTTCACCATCAACTAAGCCATATTCACCTTCAATAGGTTCTGCTTTGAGATCACCAAATAGGTCTTGCGTTTCTTGTGAAACGTACGCTGGTTCAAGAACAATGCGGAGGTTAGTAGGTTGCCATCCAGGTGTATAACCATCAGAGCTCCACGAAACGTCGGTAACTTCCATCCACTTTTCAATACGGGACATATCAGAAGAATATTGAGCTTCGTTTGGGATATGAATGATATCACCAATTACAAGTGGACGACCAAGAACAGCTACACAACTTGAAAAGTTGATTGACGCTGAAAGAGTCTGAGATGGTAGTTCGATACCAAAACGAGAAAGTTCAGTACTAACGTCAATAAGATCGTACGTTGCTTTAATCTGTGCTGGATCCGTTGCATAATCGCGATCTCGATTTTCAAGTAAGATTTTGTCTTGGATGTTATACTGTTCCGTCGCTTCGTAATTATGATGAAGTTGAAGAGCTTGAATCCCCCACACTTCATTGACATCAGCACCATTAAAAGCCAGTGGTCTAAATCTCCAATATCTTGAAGGGACAGAAGATTTAAACGTTGCAGTAGTTAAACAATCATCATCTGGAATATTGATCATTGCGACTCCATACCACTTGGTTCCATTATCAGAACGCTCAACGCGGAGTTTAGTAACACGACGAGTTGCAGTAGATGATTGTTTGATTGTAATCGCTGTTATATGTTTGTAGATACTTGTGTCTACGCTATAAGCTCTGCGGCTTTGATCTGATGTTTTGATTTCACCAAAATCATAACCAATATATGCAGAAGCTGTTACAGCAGTACCACGCTGGATAGAACGCCATTCAGTAGCGTAAATATCATAAGCATTTGAGGCTGGAAATAATGGCCAGTCACCATTAGATAGAGGTGCTCCCTGACCAGTTGCATCAACAAGAAGGCCTTGTTCGTGCACACCAAGAATCTTGTACACGTTAAATGTGGCTCCAGCAATGTGTGTCAATTCATTTGATATTCCGTCGATAAAGCATGTATCACTTTGGAGTTTATCTAATTGAAAAGGACTGCAGTTGCTACGAGCGTTACACCCCATCGTTCCAGTTTGTGTATTACAGCCAAGGTTATTGGTCGGAACGACAGGTTCTGGATATTGGGGTCCAACATTATTTACGCAATCTGGTGTAGTGCACTTCTTCGTCATTTATTAGTTGCCTAGTGTGCCCATGTTGAAGACTACTTCATTTTCATCTTCATCTTCACGTTCGCCATCATTGTAATCTTCATCGCCCTCGTTATCTTCAATGCCTTCTTCGGAACGAGCTTCATCTTCCATATCAGTAAGGCGTGAATAATAATCAGGCAGTTCTGATAAGTGGTCTTTTGCAATCATTTTTGCTACTAACGCATCGTTAGTATGTTCCTGTTCAACTTCAATACCTTTCTGGAGTTGTTCAGGATCAAATTCATCATCGGGAACATCATTATGCTTTCCGACACCTTTTATCAGATTATGTAGAAGTGTAAAAGCTCGCACGATAACTTCGTTGGGATCAATTCCTTGGTCGTCGGCAAAAGCTCGAACATCTTCTTCAGTTGGACTATCATGTTCAGAGAAGAAAGCGACTAGCCCATTATGGAGTAGTTCTTCCTCTTCATCAAACATCCCTTCCTCGTTTTCACCATACTCATCCTCTTCCTCATTCTCAGCGCTTGCTGGCGAATAGCGAAGATATTGATTTGGTGACATCATTGAGCTGATTTCAACTTCTTTTAGTAGTTCTTTTAAGATTGACATATTTGATCCTTATCCTATAATAAATGTGCTTGCAACACCATAATCTTCTGGTTCTTGTGCAACGTTGTCTTCCAGTTCTGTTAGTAGACTCTCTTTATAAGATTCAGCAGACGATAACAGATCTGAAGCATTGAGTGTTACGCTACCACCAGCACCTGGTAGTGTTGCGTATTTACCACGAATTTGAGCCAAGATAATCATGGACTCAGCTAATGCCCATTGTTCAATCCATGGACGTGTGATATTATCAGTTAATAAATCTTGTTCTGTACGCTCAACAGAACAATCCAACAGTACTCGTTCCTTACGAGTAAATGACTGGTGGAACCCAAGTGTTCTGCTATTCTTATTCCAGCTAAAGACTAGTCGGGTTGCAAACAGAATTTCTAACTGTTCGATGTATTGTGATACCAAGTGGTAACTTGTTAAGTCGTATGTACCCATATTGTACAAGTGTTGTAGTACAACCTGACCATAAACGCCACCACCATGAGCAGTCGATAAGAATGCAGATGTGAAGCGGTGAGCTGAAGTAACATTATTGATACGATTGTATCCGATTCTCTTATTGGTGAGTAAGTAGTTCTGCTGCTGTGGTTCAATATCAAGGAAGAAAAAACCACGCTTGTAAGCACTACTACTCTTTTCACGGAATACACGCAATGCTTTATTTACTGCTGTATCAAGTTGGTGTTGTGTTAGTTCTACTTCAACTACTGGATAACCTAACTGGGAACGAATCGAATCCATCATTTCACGACGTTCATCGGGAGTACCATCTGTTCCAACACCAATTTCTTCCCAAGAAGGTTGACCAGAGAGACCATCAGCACCTTCTTGGGGAGCGTATATTAGAGATGTGGGTGTTACATTTGCCCACAGGAAGGTAGCTGCTGGAATTAGACGAGCAGGATAACCGATCGTTCCCAGAGAACCATTATATGAGCAAGCACCATCTTGTGATAATAGACCACCATCGTTTGGATCAGCGTATCCAGTACCATAACAAACACCAGTTGAGTATGCAGTGCTTGGAGAAGGAATGATAATTACAGTACTACTACCACGCTGATTGGTTTCAAACGTGATACCACAATCATTGAAGTATGCGGTCGCGATTGGTGTAGCAGTAACCCAAGCAGAACCAGACCACTCATATAGAATATTGCTTGATGAATTAAACCACTGTGTAAAACGAGCTGGGGTATATGGTGTTGTTGAATAAGTCACAACAATCCATGATAGGCCATTTCGAACGAAGAGTGAATTTGTTGACGTATCAAACCAGTATAAACCAGTAGCCAGAGTTGTTGGATCGGTCTTCGAGTCGATTGGATCAAATTCTACCCATGCTAACGTTGGAGAGCCGGATAGAACTTTCCAAGTCATAGTTGTTGGATCTACCCAGATTAGGCCAGCAGGTTGAAGCTTTGGGTCTGTTAGACTATAGATAAACTGACTTACAGCAAACCAACTAGTACCATCATACTTCTTCATTACCTTAGAAGTTGGTTCATACCAAATAGAATCTATTGGAAGAGGATTTGGTGCAAGAGGATCCACAGCTGACATATAGAACGTAGTTGCTTCATCCCACTCAGAGTGAACTGGTTCCCACACAAACAATTTATCATCGGTGGTTCTCCACCATAGCTGACAAGAACTTGGGCTTGTTGGGTCTCCACTCCACACGAGAACATCTAGTGGATTCCAGACTTGACCTGTAGCATCATACTGTTGCAGTTCTTCCGTTGAAGGATTATACCACAGCATAAGATCCACTAGAATTAGTGGTACAGTATCAGAAATGGTTACAGTAGAGGTTAGATCTGACCAAGCTAAAGGAGAACCGAGATATTGGTAGATATGACTAGTAGCAAGATCAAACCAGTAAGTTCCACTTAGGAGTTGGTTTGGAGCGACAGGCCATGAGATAGCTGAAGTAGCTTCCCAACGATCATTTGTAGTACTCCATTGATACATGCCCGAAGTTACAGTATCGAACCAATACCAACCAATAGTTGGTGTTAAACAAATATCAGGATCTGTTGCAGAAACATAGGTATTGAGATCGCACCAGGAACCATTCTTCCAAATGCGGGCGTTTGCACTGTCAAACCAAATCTCACCTGCTGGTGGATTAGTAGGATCATATGTGTTTATAGTGTAGTTTTCAGAGATCCACGTTCCTGGAGAACCAGAGTAAACTTGTAGTTCCTTTGATACAGGCTCGTACCAATATTCACCAGCGACAACATTTGTAGGATCGGTGGATTCAACAATTACATCAATCAGATTGTGATCAGTACCATCAAACTGATAAAGAGATTTTGTTGCTGAATCCCACATCAGTGCTCCCGTATTAGGAGCAATTGGAGATTGTTGAGGGTTGTCAATTAAAAGTAGTTGAGTGTTAATTGCATCAACTAACTGTTGGTATGTTCCAGCATCAAAACCATCAATAGAGATATTTGCTGTCTTTACGTCGGTACCTTTTGGATACGTTTCATCGATAATAACATCAAATTCATAAGTTGTACCAGCAATAAGACCAGTACCATCTGTGGGTGTAATGCATGTAGATCCGTCCGCAGCGATTTTAATTATCTGACGGGCAGGTACATTATCTTGATCCGGGCGACCAAACATATCAGAGTAAGCACGAACACCATCAGAATGGTATCTGAATTGGCAGTCTGTTGCATAGCCACCAACATAGTAAGGAGTGTTAGGTTGAAGCCCTGCAATAACAAGAGATGTTGTGAAAGGAGTTATTGTACCACGCTTCTCACATTCATAGATTGCGCCTACAACTAGAGCATCACCAATTCGATCTCCAACATGGAGATCGAAATCAGCTGTAGGATCTGGCATGTATACTGTGCCATTTACAGGAATATTTGAAGCATCTAGTGGTTTGGTGCTCAGCAGGATAAGCATACCACTATAAACACCTTCAGGTGTACCATCAGAACAGCTTAATGCAGGAGTAGGAACATTCCAAGAAACCGTTCCTTGGCCAATAGCAGGTTGCCCCTGATTGAAAGTAAGGCGAATTGTTTCGCCTTCTGTTTTTAGTTGTTTTGTAACATCCGCGAAGGTATCAAACTGACCCATGAAATACACGCTCCTAATAATAGATACGTGTATTTATGGTAATGTTTTATGAAAAGGGGAGTTAGAAGGGGTTAGATAATTTCAGGACGGGTATTGCTGAGTAACCATTTAGCTAATTTGGCGCCTTGCCAATAAGTATTGTACTCATTGGTATTACCCGAATCTGCTTCCTC